ACTAATACATTTAATGTTGATTTCTATGTGGATGAAATTATTGAGGAAGCTTACGAGCTTGCTGGTGGTCAACCACAAACAGGATATGATGGTCGTAGTGCCAGACGTAGTTTAAATCTTTTATTAACTGACTGGCAAAATCGTGGTGTTCTTTTATGGGGTACAGATTTACAAACATTAGCTCTTACTTATAATCAAGCAACTGAAACCTTAGATGCATCAACAGTAGATGTACTTGATGGTTACATGCGAGCTTCTAATGAAGGTAATGATTTGCAAATGACTCGTGTATCTTATGAAGAATACGAAGGTATTGTAGATAAAACTACAACAGGAAGACCTGTACAGTTTGCTACACTCAGAGGAGAGAATACAGTTTCAGTATACTTCTGGCCGGTGCCTGATAATACTCAGACATATACTTTTAGATATTATAGAGTAAGAAGATTATATGATATTACTAAGAGTGCTATTCAAAATGCTGATGTACCTTTTAGATTCTTACCTTGTCTTATTAATGGGCTTGCTTATTATCTATCTATGAAAAGACCTAATACTCCTGCTGATAGAATTATGATGTTAAAAGCAAACTATGAAGAAACATTTATGTCAGCTTTTGAAGCTGATAAACAAAGAGCAGATATGAAAGTAGTTCCTAGATTAGGATATATTAATTAATGGCTAGTAATTCAAGAACACCGGGAATCTGTGATCAATGTGGATTCCAATATAAATTACATGTTTTAAAAAAGACTAGTTATAATACAAAGGTTTGTCCTGAATGTTGGGATGGTATGTGGAACATTCAAAACAATCCTTTAAATTATTCTCCTACTATAACTCCTGAAGTGCCTGTACGAGATCCTAGACCTCCTTCAAATGCTGATAGAAATATTACATGGGAGAATGCTACAATGAATTGGGAAGAGCAAACTAATGATTGGAATCTTGTCTAAGTTGTGGTATGATAAAGAAAGTTTGGAGCTAAAGAATGACAACATTAACTGGTACTAAAATTGCAAATACTTATGGTGGACTACTTAAAGTTAGTTCAACAGGAGTAAGTAGCACTCTACAAAATGTTACAGATGGTTATGGTAATAATTCTGCCATTCAACTTTCTAATTCTACATTTAATATTTCAGGTACTTTTGAATTAGGTGGTACAGCAATTACTGCTGATGCTTCTGCAATTAATGCTATAACAGATTTAACAGGTTTCAATGGCTATGTTGCCATGGTTAGTGGTGTTGCTTATGGTAGAGAGTTAACACGTAGTGCTCCTTTATCTATTACTAATGGTGCAGGACAAGCTGGTAATACTAATATATCTTTACAAATTAGTGGTATAACTTCTGGTACTTATGGTCCCTTACATAAATTTAATATTAGTCAATATGGAATAGTAGTTAGTGCAGAGACTACTGCAGATATGACTCTAACCAATTTATCTGTAACTGATCTTTGGGTAGCACAAACTCTTACAGGAAATAGAGCTAATTTTATTAATGAAGTATCTGCTACTGGAGGGTTCAGAGGAGCTCTTACTGGTGACGTAACAGGAAATGTAACAGGAAACGTAACAGGAAATGTAACAGGAAACGTAACAGGTGATCTTACAGGAGATGTAACGGGTAATGTAACTGGTGATCTAACTGGTAATGTAACTGGTAATATTGGTGGAACAAATGGATCATTTACTAATGAACTAAGTGCTACTAATATTAAAGGAGTAAATGGAACTTATACTAATACAGTAAGTGCAGCTTTTTATTATGGAGATGGTAGACATTTAACTAATGTTCCTTCATCTTCTGGTGGTACAATGAGTGCTATAACTGCTGCTAATGGACTTGATATAACAATTAATGGAGCTACTACAGCAACTGCAGAAACAAGTGCAACGATGAAAGTTTCTGATGCATTAACTATTGATACTATAACATTAAATGGTTCAGGAGTAGTTCTTCAAGCAAATGGTAATGCAACAATTAATGGTAATGTAACTGCTACTGCATACTGGGGTGATGGTTCTAATCTAACAAACTTACCAAGTGCTTCAACATCTGTTGCAGCTTTCACAGCTAATCAACTTACTGCTGTATCTTCATCTGCATTAGCTTCAGCATCTGCAAGTAGTTTAGTAGTAAGTGGAAATGTAACTGCCTCTGCATATTGGGGAGATGGTTCTAATTTAACTAACTTACCAAGTGCTCCTACATCTGTAGCATCATTTACAGTTAATCAATTTACAGCTGTATCATCTTCTATACTAGCTTCTGCAACAGCAGACAGTTTAGTAGTAAGTGGAAATGTAACTGCTTCTGGGTATTGGGGAAGTGGTGCTAACTTAACAGGTATTGTATTACCTGCAAGTGGTACAGATTTAAATTTAAATAATCTAAATGTAGGAGTTAAAACTTCTACTACAGCTTTAGCAGTAAATGCTATTGCATCTATAGGTGGAGATGTTTATGTAGCAGGTGGTAGTATAGAAGTAAAAACAGATAGTGGTTCTCCAGCAAATATAGATTTATATTGTGAAACTGGTAATGCTCATTATGCAAGACTACAGGCTCCAGCTCATTCAGCATTTAGTGGTAATGTAGTAGTAACTATGCCTGTAAGCACTACAAAACTAGCAGGTGTTTCAACAACAGATACATTTATAAATAAATCTTTTGGTAATCAAACTACATTTGGAAGTGGTATAACTGTTGGAACGAATGTAACTGCTGCAGCTTATTGGGGTGATGGTTCTAATTTAACTAATTTAACACCTTTTACTTCTTCAGCTAATTTAACAGTAAATAATTTAGGAGTAGTAACTGCTGCAAGTATTA